CGTTCGACATCGAGAACTCCGTCCAGTGGGTTACCCACGACATGGAGCGGTACGGTGTTCACATCGACACGCGGTACGCGCGAGAGAAGTATGACACGTTCACCGATCACTGCAAGAAGATCGAGTCGTGGTGCATCAGTGAGTACGGTGTCGAACCTGGTCGCAACCAGCAGGTGATCCAGCGACTCCACAACGACGGTGTGGTGTTCACCAAAGCCACCAAGGGTGGTGCCGTCTCGCTGGATTCCGAGGTTCTGGAGGGCATCGACCACCCACTCGCACGGCAGGTGCTCATCCGCCGGAAGCTGGAGAAGCTCGCCTCCACCTACCTCAAGCACTACATCACCAAGGTGGATCCGGACGATCTTCTCCACCCGTCGATCAACACACTGGGTGCGCGTACGTCACGGATGTCGATGTCCGAACCGAACCTCCAGAACCTTCCCACCGCCAAGAAGTCCGGTAACTTCACTCCCGCCACGGTAGTTCGGAACTGCATCTGTGCTCGTGCGGAACACACCTTGCTGTTCGCTGACTTCTCACAGATCGAGATGCGAATCCTTGCGTGGCTCGCGAAGGACGAGAACATGGTTGCCGCCTTCAAGAGCGACGGTGACTTCTTCGTCAACCTCGCTCGACAGGTGTACTCCGATCCGACGATCGACAAGAATCACCCACTTCGTGACCGTATCAAGAACTTCGGTTACGCGAAGATCTACGGTGCCGGTCTAGCAAAGATGGCGTGGACGGCGGGAATCGACATCGAAACCGTCCGGTCGAACATGCAGCTGTTCGACAGCACCTTCCCCGGTGTTCGCGGGTATCAGGACAGTACCTACCAGCTCGCTATGCAGCGCAAGTCCAGCGAGGGTTACGGCTACGCGATCTGTCCGCTGTCCGGTCGCCGGCAGTTGTCCGAGTCGGGCAAGGAATACGCACTCGTCAACCACACGATCCAAGGTGCTGCAGCATCTCTCTTTAAGATGAAGTTACTGGAGCTGGACCAGGCCGGTCTCGGATCGTGGATGATGCTCGTCGTTCACGATGAGGTGATCCTCGACGTACCGAACGAGCACGTCGTCAACGTCGTACACACGCTCCAGACGGTGATGAACGACGACACGATCATCGCACCCGTACCGGTCGAGGCGGAGATCTCGTTCGGTGCGCGGTGGGGTCAGAAGATGAAGTGGGACGTGGACAGGTGGATGAGCGATGACTGGCGTCTCTAAACAGCTCGTCGTGATCGGTGTTGATCCGGGCAAGGCGACGGGTCTCGCGCTGTACTTCAATCTAAGGTTGATCGCAAAGAACTCACTGCCGGTTGGTGACGTACCACGAGAGATCTCCCACTGGATCACCGTCGCGAAGGAAAAGTACCAGACAGACGTACAGATCATCATCGCTGTGGAGCGCTACCAGACGGGTAGTAGCACGGTGAAGAAGACGCGTCAGGCTGATCCCGTTGAGCTGCTCGGCGCGTGTCGTCTGATCGCACGTGGTGATCCGGCGATCAGTGTGCTTACGTCCAACGCCTCGGACGCGAAGAAGGTCGGGAACCCGATCACGCTCAAGAAGATCGGCTGGTGGACCGCGGGTCACGATCACATCAACGACGCGGCGGCCCAGGTGCTGCGGACTCTCGCCGCTGTGCGACCTCTGGAGTTCGCTGAGATCATCGGTGTGTGATAGGATCGACACGCAAGCCTGAGTAGACAGGGAGAGGATAGGATGGCGTACGCCGACTTCAACCCGACCCGAAACCGGATCGATGTGACGACCCGGTACGAGGAGAAGGAACTCATCAAGGCGATTCCCGGGTCCCGGTATCACGGTGAAGAGAAGATCTGGTCGGTTCCCGCCACGTTCGTCGCGTGTCTTCAACTACGTGGACTCTTCAAGGGTGAACTGAAGATCAGTGATCGACTCAACGCGTGGGCGGCTAATGAACGCGCTACTCGCATCGATCAAGCGATGACTCTTCGTACTCAGCTCGAACCTGGGAATCTTCACATTCCTGGTCTCTACCCGTTTCAGAACGCGGGTGTCGAGTTTCTGACAGCTGCGAACTCAGCTCTTCTTGGTGACGACATGGGTACGGGTAAGACGATCCAAGAACTTGCCACCATTCAACTGGAGCACACTTCAGGTTTACACCACGGAGAATCGCTACCAGCACTTGTCATCTGTCCTAACTCGACGAAGCACAACTGGGCTGATGAAGCCGTGAAGTGGTTTCCTGAGGCGAAACCATACGTGATCTCAGGTGGTGTGGTTCAACGACGCAAGCTCTTTAAGCAAGCGAAGGACGATCCGAACGCGATCGTGATCATCAACATCGAAGCTGTTCGAAGTCACTCACGTCTCGCGAGCTACGGATCCATCCATCTCACTGACGCCGAAAAGACACCAAGAGAACTCAACGAGATCCCGTTTAAGACAGTGGTGTTTGACGAGGCTCACCGGATGAAGGACCCAAAGTCGAAGCAGACACGAGCTGCGTGGGCTGTAGCTCACGGCCCAACCGTGAAGTTCCGGATTCCAATGACCGGTACACCGATCGCCAATGACCCGTCCGACCTGTGGTCCATCCTCCACTTCATCGCTCCTGATGAGCATCCGACCCGCTCCAAGTTCATCGACCGCTACTGCCTGCAGGCGTGGAACTCGTACGGCGGATTGAGCGTGATCGGTGTCCAACCGGAAACCCGTGCTGAGTTCCAGCAGGTGATCGGTCCACGGTTCCGCCGGGTGACGAAGGACGAGGTACTGAGGCAGCTCCCGCGGAAGCAGCGGCAGCTCATCAAGGTGGAGATGTCGCCCAAGCAGGCGAAGGCGTACCGCGAGATGGAGACGCAGCTCGCGACCCGCGTTGACGGTGGTGTGATCGTCGCGGCGTCGAACCTCACGGCGCAGATCCGCCTCCTGCAGTTCGCCGGGTCGATGTGTGACGTCGAGCGACACAAGCGAAAGCTCACGGTTCTATCTGAGTGTCTTTGCTACGGTCGAGGACTTGAAGAGCATGATGATCGATGTCTTGACGCGTGGGACATTATGGTCATCCCAACCGACCCGTCACCAAAGGTCGACGCGCTGCTCGACATCATCGATGCGGCACAGGGAAAGCCGATCGTCGCGTGTGCCGTCCAGCGAAAGCTGATCGAACTGGCGGCGAAGCGACTGGACAAGCAGAAGATGCCATACGGTCTCATCACCGGCAAGATCGACGAGTGGACACGAAAGCAGAACCTGAAGAAGTTTCAAGAAGGTGAACTTCCCGTCCTGCTCTTCACCATCCAGGCCGGTGGCACCGGTCTCAACATGACCGCTGCCGACACCATCGTCTTCACCCAGCGTGACTGGTCGATGGTGAACAACCGGCAGGCCGAGGACCGTGTCCACCGCATCGGCTCCGAGGTGCACGAGGCGATCAACGTGATCGACATCGTCACCGAGGGAACGGTGGAGGAGACGGTTCTGACACGCTACCTGGAGAAGGTCCACCGACTGGATCAGATTACCCAAGATCGTGCGCGTGCCAAGGCGAACGGCATGGACGTCACCGAACTCGATGAGCTGGAGTCCTTCATCATGAACGCACACCTGGGGGAGATATGAAGACCGTCGTTCGCACACTTACCCGATGGGGTAAAATCCGTGTGTGGTGGTATCTGCGGATGCGCAAGGAGGAGTGCACGTACTGCATGTGCACCGCGACGACGCTGACGTTCGTTCGCTGCTACAACGGCGTAACTCATCGACACTTCGCGTGTAAAGATCACGTCGATCACATGCTGATCGTCGTGAAGAAGCTGATTCGAGACATGGAGTGACTACGATCCGCCGCATCTCCAACTCCGAGGTGCAGACGTTCAAGCAGTGCCGTCGTAAGTGGTGGCTCGCGTGGTATCGTGGGTTACGACCGACGGTGGAGTCACCCCTCGGTGCGCTGGCGATCGGTCAGAACCTCCACGTCGCTCTAGCCGGCTGGTACGTTCCCGACGGGCAACCTCGGACCAATCCCCAGGAAGCCCTCGAAAACCTCCTGAAGGAGGCCGCAGAGACGCTCGGACGCTACTGGGGAAGCCAGGATAAGAACGTACCACCCGAGCAGCTCAAGATCCTCCTGTCGGAGGCCGACCTCCAGCGAATCATGCTGGAGGGTTACATGCAGTGGATCGAAGAGACGGGCGCCGACCAGGACTTCACCATCATCGAATCCGAGCGGTACGTGGAGGCACTGTTCATCCGGCTACGCGACGTGGATGTTTGGATCATCGGTCGTCTCGACGTCCTCGCCGAGGATCACTGGTCGAAGCAGCTCGTCTTTATCGATCACAAGACGACCGGATCGATCATCGAGTCGCTAAAGGGTCTCGCACTTAACCCGCAGATGCGAATGTATCGGCTCATCCTTCAACTCACCGAGAACCGCGAGGTGTACCTTGCCGTCTACTCGATGATTCGTAAGGTAAAGCGAACGGTGAAAGCGAATCCTCCGTTCTTTCACCGTGAGAAGATTCCACACAACCGTTACGAGATCCAGTCGTTCACCCAGCAACTCATGGGTGTCATCTACGACATCATCGATGTGGAGTATCACCTCAACGGCGTGTTCACGAATCCAAGTGTTGTTCACAACCGCAACGTCTACCCGACGTCGGGATCACACTGCCGGTACTGTCCGTTCCAGCGAGAGTGCCTGATGATGGATGACGGTTCCCGTGCCGAGGACTCACTTGCTTCACGGTTCACCGTTGGTGAGCCGCTCCACTACTACGGAAAGGACGATCTTGCCCGAGTTCAACCCGGATCACGTCCTATCAACCCTCGTCCACGCCGGATCGAAGCAGGGTAAGACTACCCTCGCGTCGACCTCGCCTACACCCCACCTCGCACTCGATGCGGAGGGTGGTTGGAAGTTCATCGATGAGATGGGCTTCAAGACGGGCAGGAAGCTGCGGCGAATCCGCTGGAACCCCGCTACCGAGGCGATCCCACAGCACGACGGTACGTGGGATCTCTGTAGTGTGACCGTGCGCAACTGGGCGACGATGACGCTCATCTACCAACACCTCACCCAGCGAGCCCATCAGTTCCGCTCGATCACCTGGGACTCGATCACCGAGGTCCAGCGGACCTGCCGTGACGCCCTCAAGGGAACTGAGGCGATGCAGCTTCAGGACTGGGGCGTACTCCTCGTCCAGATGGACGACATGATTCGTAAGTTTCGGAACCTCACCTTGGATCCGAGCAACACGATCCAGGTCGTCAACTTCATCGCCGAGACGAAGATGCGTGACGGTAAGTATCGTCCGTACATGCAGGGACAGATCACCGACGCACTGCCGTATATGGTCGACATCTGCGGCTACCTCACCACCCAGTGGGGTATGGACGCCGCGGGTCAGCCGACCGTCCGACAACCGGTACTCAACATCGCACCAAGTGACTACTGGGAGGCGGGCGAACGTGTTCAGGGTCGCCTCCCCAACTCCATCCTTCTTCCCAACATCACCGACATCCTCAACGCCGTCTACCCCAACGCCGTCACCAACTAACACACATCAGGGAGTAACCAGTGGCTGATCTGAACTTCGGCAAGATGCGTCAGGACGCGATGACCGTTCTGACGGGAGACTTCATCGTTCGCTGCATCGAGGCGAAGCCGACGAAGAATTCGAACGGTGACGACATGATCAAGACCAAGCTGCAGATCATCGCCGGGCCGTACACGGGTCGAAACCTGCCCAACAACTTCAACATCATCCCAAGCAACGTCCCGGCGCTACAGATGTTCTTCAGCCACATGAACTGCTTCGGTCTCGACGACGCGTACTTCAACACGCTGCCGAACGGCGAGACCGGCGTTCACAAGATCGCCCAGGACCTCATCGGTCGTGTCGTCGAGGTGAAGGTTGGATCGCGGAAGTGGCAGGGTGTCGACCGCGAGAACATCGAGGCGATCAAGCCGGCGCCGGCCGGTCTGGGTGGTGCGGGTCAACCTGTCGCCGCCGCGCAGGCACTCCCGACCGCGCTTCCGACGGCGCAACCCACGGCCCAAGTCGTCACCGGTTCCGCGTCGGTGGACCTGCCGATGACGGTCGGTACACCGTCCGATCCCGCGAACGTTCCCGTCGCGGAGCCGGAGTTGTCGTTCTAGTCGATCACCTACCGTGGTAGAGTGGGAGCAGGCTGTATGGCCTGCTTCCTCACCTTGAGAGGACATGATGGGACGAAAGATCCTGTACGGCAAGATCGGTCGATCGATGCCGCTGACGCTGGCTAAGTGTGGTACACTCGGTGGTGACATCGAGATGACCGCGGTGCTGACCCTACTCGCGGAGTCGAATCCCGATGACGAGATCATTCTCATCGGTCGGAACACCGGCGAGAACCCGCAGGACGTCGGCCTGCCGTCTAACGTGACGAACCCGTGGACTCGCTGGGGACCGGAGCTGCGTTCATACCTCAACACACAGGGGCTCAACCATCCGAACCTGTCCGTTGAGGAGCACCTGAAGGCACTCAACTTCATCATGCACCTGACCGGTGACAGGTTCCTCAGTGCCGACGCGGTGGTCATGTGGGTCGGTCAGCACGGAACGTCGAACTCGCCAATCCCAAAGGTCGGTGACCGCTCCGTGTTGACGAAGCCGCAGGACGCGTTCACCTACTACTCCGGGTTCCTTCTCCAGGGCATCAACCTGTGGCGCGATGTGGATCCCATCCGGCGTGAACCGATCTTCCTCAACGCCGACCCGCGCAACTACCTGAAGATGCGCGACATGAAGTGGCCACTACGACACCCCGTGCTGACTCAGTTTGGCTTCAGTCACAAGATCAAGCATGAACGATACGGTGACCCGAACAAGGACGAGTTCCTCCGCTGGATCAACGACAAGAATCTGCACTACCGACTCACCGAGAACATGGGCTTCACCGACGACGCGAACGTCTGGTCCTCACTCGTGAGAAACACGTACTCGCGTCTGGAGCTGAACGCCCTGCTGCCCGGCGCACCGTCGGGTAAGCTGCTGTCGTTCAACTCCGCGTGGGCTGATCGCGCGTCATTCGGCATCGTGATCAACGAGGCGCGCGCGATCGGTGTTCCGGAGAGACTCGGTCGTCTTCACGCGATGCACAACTGGATCATGCCGCTGCGTCCCGCGTTCATCCACGGTACGTGGTCCGACAAGGCGATGCAGTCACTTCGGTCTCGCTGGGGTGCCGACCTGCAGGTTAATCCACTTCCGTGGCACGACTACGCGAAGACGATGCACACCGTACGCTGCACCTTTACGACGCCGTCCAGCGGGTCCGGTTGGGCCACGACCAAGCCGTGGGAGGCGTTCGCGCTCGGTGTGGTGTGCTTCTTCCATCCCGATTACGACACCCAGAACAACATCCTCGGTGACGCCGGCGACTACCTCAATCGCTGGCTTCGGGTGAAGAGCCCCGCGGAGCTGCGCGATCGGGTACTTCACCTGTCCACACCGGCCGGACGAAGCGACTGGTTGTCACTCGTGTTGACGCAGCGATCGCACTTCGACAACAACGTCGGCCTCACCGGTCGATACCCGCGGTTCCTGCAACTCATCGACGATCGACTGAACGGAGTTCTCAGTTGAAGACGACGATCATCATGCCCTCGATCCGTGTTCCTCAGAACGTGGACGCGTGGGCGAAGCTGCTCAACCCAGAGACCGATGAGATCATCATCGCCGGTAACGCCGCGTCACCTCACTCGGACATCCTCGACGCGTTGATGGGCGTAACTCGAACCTTCGGGATCGACACACAGTACGTTCACCCGGGTGACTCATCACTAAACAGCTTCGCGATCAACCAGTTCCTCCCTCCAAACAGCACGGTACGACGAAACTTAGCACTACTCGTCGCGCTTAGTCGTCGACCCAGCATCCTGCTCACACTGGATGATGACAACTTCCCGTATCGACCGTCCTACCTCAACGGTGTGAAGGCGCTGCTCGACGCGGTGCCTCACCGACGACCGGTTCTTCGGTCACCCAGCGGGTGGTGGAACTGCGGTCGGCTGTGTGAACCCAAGGTGGTTTATCGCGGCTACCCACGAACCCACTGGACCGAGATCGACGAGTCCACCGTGGTTCCGGCCGACGTTCGTCACCACCGAATCGGGGTCGTCGCCAGCATGTGGTACGGTGATCCCGACGTCAACGCCACCGAACGCATGTTGCGCGATCCGCAGGTGGTCAGCGTCCAGAACGGTGTCGTCCTGGAGCAGGGAACGTGGTGTCCGTTCGACTCCCAGTCCACCGCGATTCATGGCAACCTCATGGAGATGCTGTTCATGTGGCCCGACGTCGGTCGCTACGACGACATCTGGTCATCATACGTGATGCGTGCCGTCATGGACGTCACCGGTTGGTTCATCACGTACGGAACTCCGGCCGTCACCCAAGAGCGCAACCTGCACAACGTCATCCGTGACCTGCGCGACGAGCTGTACGGCTACGAGTACACCGAGGAGCTGACCGACCTGCTGCGCGAGCTCGTGAGTGAACTTCACGATCCCACGGAGGTAATCCACGATTCACCGTACGAGGTGTTTACCTGGATGATGAAGAACGTCGCGACGCGGTTCACTCATCTCCCCGAGTTCACCCGTGACAGCTTCTACGCGTGGCTGTCCGACCTGGAGGTGCTGCGCCGTGGATAGGCTCGCCGAGATGTTCACGCGTCAGGCTGCACTCCAGCGTTACTCGTACAACGTCAACTTCAAGGACATGTCCGTCGAGGTTGAGGACCGCGCCGAGTACGTCCGCATGAACACTCTCGCTGGAATCGTCGAGCTCACCGAGGCACTCAACGAAACCGGCTGGAAGACGTGGGCAACAAACCGTGACTACGATGCGACGAAGGTGATCTCGGAGATCGTCGACGCGTGGCACTTCATGATGAACATCATGCTCGCATCGGGCATCGAGCCGGAGACGCTCGCAAGCCTGTTCTTCGAGAAGTATGTGGTGAAGAACCAGCGAAACGCTGAGCGGCAGGAAGAAGGCTACGACGGCGTCTCGTTGAAGTGTCCTCACTGCACTCGTGCGTTAGATGACGTTGGCGTCGGACAGGGACGTATCTTAGGTGAGCTCGCGTTCGTCTGTGGTGGATGTAACAAGGGTCTATCGAACGAGCTGATCTTCGGCATCGAGAACCTCGACCGCATAAAGCGGATCACCAAGATCCTCAACACGCCCACCTAGTACGGTTCAGCTATGGATGCGATCGACGTAATGGGCTTCGCCGGTGGGTTTACCCTCGGCATGGTGCAGGCCGGCTTCACACTCGCTGCCAAGCGAGAGATGAGGGGAGGTTTCGGTGTCGCGAACTGCGAGGCTAACCGTCACCTCCTAGGGCACACCTGGACGACCCAGTCGTCGGATCCGGTGAACTGGACCGTTCCGTTCGGTGGAGCCTCCGTCGTCTTCGGCAACCCGCCGTGCTCCGGCTTCTCGGTGATGAGCTCTAAGGAGTTTCGTGGTGCTGATTCAAAGATCAATCACTGCATGTGGGCCTTTGCTGAGTACGTGTCGCGCGTACGTCCGGTTGTTGCAATCTTCGAGTCTGTTCCGCAGGCGTTCCGCTCGACCGACGGTCACGCGCTTATGCGAGACCTGCGCCAACTCGTGGAGGATCGTACCGGGCTGCACTACACACTGTCCCACGTGCTCCACAACGCGTACTCCGTCGGCGGAGCTGCCATCCGTCCGCGGTACTTCTGGGTGATCTCCCAGGTGCCGTTCGGAATCGAGCGGCCGGTCATGCCGACCTACCCGCTGTTCTGGGAGGCGATCAAGGACCTGGAGGACTCGCCTCAGACGTGGTCTCAGCAGCCGTACCGGCCGTACCAGACAACCGTAGCGAGTTCCTGGGTTACACCGCGTATCTCCCCTACGGGGACGTTCGACGGGCACGTAGCGGTAGACAACCCGCTGACCGGTCGGCTCAGGGACCTGCTGACCGGTGTCGACTGGAATCCGGGTGAGCACGTGGCCCAGGTGGCGCGCCGGTACTACGAAACCAACGGACGGCTCCCGATCTCGTGGCGATCCACGCAGGAGAAGCTCGTCAAGAACGACTTCTTCATGGGGTTCACGACTCCCGTTCGCTGGAAACCCGACCAGCCCGCGCGGGTGATCACCGGTGGGGGACCCGTGATGGTCGTTCACCCGTGGCTTCCACGAACACTAACCCACCGTGAGATCGCACGGATCCTCGGGTTCCCCGACGACTGGTTGATCGAGCCGCTGAAGGGGATACCCGGCCTAGGCATGACGTGGGGTAAGGGGATCACCGTCGACTGTGGTCGCTGGATTGGACGGTGGATCCAACGGGCGATCAACGGTGAACCCGGCACGTATACGGGTGAGATTATCGGAGATCGTGAGACGGTGATCGATGTCACTCACGACTGGAAACAGCACGCTTCCTGGTACAGTAAGACGGTCGCGGAAAAACGTAAAGTCACTGTTCCCGTAACGAGGAGTTCGATTATGACCGATCCCGCCGTTGAGGCTCCGACCGAAACTGCACCGTCGCGCGCCGAACGGATCACCGCCCGTGGTGAGCAGGTGTTCGAGCTGCTCGCCGCCGGCCCCAAGACCCGCAACGAGATCGGCGAGAAGACCGGCCTCACCGTCGCCGAGACGTATCTCGCTCTCGATCGGTTGCGGAAGCTGAACCGCGTCCAGTCCGAACGGCGTGACGGCCGGCCCGTCTGGTTCCGACCGGACGTTCCCGATCCGACGCCGGCTCAGTAAGCGATAACGCAGTAACTCGCCATCACCCGATATGGTTGATGGCGAGAGCTGTCTTAAGGAGGTAATCACCGGTGTGGCGTACCATGAACAGCTTGATCGTTCTCCGCGCCCAGGTGAACGCCATCGCACCTGGTCGGAGTAAGAAATCCGACGGTACGATCTGTGACGATCTTCACGAATCCGACTCGGATCACTGTCCTCACTTCGTGGCGAACGTCGGCGCGGAGATGGTTACCGCACTGGATCTCACCCACGATCCGACCGGCGGGTTCGACTCGTACCTGTTCGCCGAGGTCCTGCGCATCCACCGTGACCAACGCATCAAGTACGTGATCTCCAACCGGCGCA